ATTCTCTCTCTAGTCGTTCTTTGAATAGTTATCAAGTAAATTTACTTGATACTAGTGGTTCTTGCACAATGGATTTTGTTTGGAATGGTCATAATTTTCCTTTGTGTTTTTGGTTTGGACGAATTATTCCGTTTTTATCAATGTTTTTTAATTTTAGTTTGGTCTTGATTAATTTTTATTTTTTTATGATATATAAAGAAAAAATATTAGAAATTTTTGGAAAGGGTAAATAATGCCATCTGTTGATTTGTTTGCAATTGCTAAATTTAGCATGAAATTGCTTTTTATTTTTGGATTTATTAGTTTCATCACTTTGATTGTTTTGCCTTATGGGATTAATCTTATTAACCAAAATTTTTCTTTTTCTAATATTGGAATAGTTCTGCCTTCGGATGTTGCATGGCTTGGTGTAGGTAGTTGGATTAACTCCATTTTTACTAGTTGGGTCGCATGGCAAGTAATATATCTGAATGCTTTGATTTTTAATTGGTGGTTTAATCTTGTTGATAAAATTCATTCTAAAATTAGTTCTTTATAATATATTTTATGTTAAAATAAAATAAAAAAGGATAAAAAATGAAAACTAGCAAATATCCAAAAATTACTAAAAATAATTTAGTTGAGTCGCTTCCTGTTTCTTTTACTCGTAAGAGAATGGAAGTTCTTCAAGATGTAGGTTTTGTTTGTTCAATTTTTGCTAAACATTTAAAAAAATATGTAAGTTTTTCTTCTGAAGATGAGGGTTACTTTTATTTTAAAATTGATGATGAAGATAAAATTATTAAAATATTAAAAAAAGATATTAGAGATAAAAAAATAATAGAATTGGATATATTGTAGTGAATATAGATATAGATTATAATCAAATCGGCAAAGATAAAAAAAGAAAATATAATATTTTTGCTAATTGTTATCATTTGTTTAATAGAAAAAATAATAAAATTTCATATTTGAAAACTTTTAATGATAGTCAAAAAGAACGATTTTACTATGTTCGTGATAAATTTAATTTGATTCATTTGATGGCTATGGCAAAAAATAAAAGAGCTATTTTTATAACTTCTACTGTTCCATCAAAATTTCATAATGAAAAAAATATTGATGATGCTTATGAATCTCTTGTCGCTTTTCGCCGTGAATTAGTTAATAATTTTAAAGTTAATAGTAAAAGAGTTGAAGTGGAAATTATTAATGTTATTGAACCGCATGAAAGCATGATACCTCATCAACATTCTGTGCTTTATGTTGATGAGATTTATGTTGAATTTTTTTTAGAGCATTATTATAGAGTTTTACGAAATCATGGTTTTAATAAAAAAGGTCAAGATATTAAAATTCTTGATAATGCTCAGTATTCCATTTTGTATCTTTTAAAATATGTTGAAAAAACTATTGATGGTAAAGATTTGAAAACTATTGGTTGGTTTTCTCATCATGGATTTCGACAGTTTCAAACTTCTCACATTGATAATTTTAATTTTAAAATTTGGCGTTTAATGATTAAGCATAAAGATTATTTTTTTTCAGATGGTGTTTATGATTTTCAGAGAGCTTATTCTCTTATTGATATTAAAGAAATAGATTCAGAATCAAATGTTTCATTAGATTTAATTGATGATTCTTCTTTTACAATTTATAAAGTTAAAACTAAAATATTTAATTCTAAAAAAAAAAATAGTGAAGATTTTTATTTATTTTATGCGAATGATAATTTAATTCCTACTATTGAAAGATTTGGTGATATTATGGAAGAGACTGAATATATGAAATATACTTATTTTATAGGAACTTGTCCACAATATTATATTCAAGAGATAACACCCAATATTTCTGATAATTATGATTATAATCCTGAAATGGTTCAAGTTATTCAACATTCTAATTGTAAAGAAGTTATTTGGCTTGGCTGACGCTGACGCTTACAGCAACCGAAGCAATTATAAATAATGTTTTTCTCTTAGACCGAAGGTAAACAGCGAAAATCTCAAAAAAACATTGTCTTTATTACTCTAAAATCTTTGTAAATCCTTGAAAGTTCCCTTTGAAAATCTTTGATTTTCTCCTTAAACAGCAAAAAAAAACTATAAATAGCTAATAATGTTAATGGCTTTAGCCCCTTGGAGCTAACGAGAGAGTGAAAAAGAGCTTTAGCGATGATGAACGAAAGAGTGGAGCGTAAAGGCTAAGAAAATGTTACAAATTGTAACGATTAAGGACGATAGTCCGCTTGAATATGTATATAACAATTGAGTAATTATCAAAAATACATTTTTTTATGATATTATTAATAAAAAAAAGGGTTTATTGTGCAAATTAAAGCTCATATTCTTTCTCTGAAAGTTGAAAATTATAAAGATAGTAAAGGTGTAGAGGGTATTAGGACTGTTTTAAAAGTTAATGATATGAGTTCTACGAATTTTGATAGATATGATTTAAAAATTAAAAATGATGTTTCTGACTCTTGGGAAGTTGGGGAAACTTATACATTAAGTGTTTTACCTTCTATTTTTAATGATAAACTTTATCTTAGATTGGATATTGAATAATTTAAAAACTAAGTCTTCGGATGACTTAAAAAGCAACGAAATTTTTTATAAAGGGTTTATTATGAAATTTATTAAAAATTTCTTTTTGACTATTGGTCTTTTTCTTGGTTTGACTATATCTTCTTTTGGTGCTATAACTCTTCCTGCTAAATTAGATGTATCTCCAATAGAGTCTCTTGCTGGGTTAATCTTAGGTGCTTTGGCAATTATTTGGGTTGTTAGAAAAGTTATTGCCTTTATGGGTAGATAATTTTTTAATTCTGTTTGTAGGTTTGTAAGTTTAATCCTAAAAATAAAAACTTTCTCAAATTTTTTAAAAGGTTTATTATGTTTCTTGTTGTTGGTGTTCAAGGTAGTGGCAAAACATATTATGGTGTAAAACTTTTAAAAGAATTGTTATCAAAACCAAAATTTATTAATTCTAAAATTTACACAAATATAGATAATTTTCAGCTTTCACATTTTCTAGTGAAAGATTTATTTTTAGAGCTTGAAACTGCTTATAAACATTATCTAAAATATAGGGATGGTGTGGATGAAAATAATAATAAAATTAATCGTTACTTGGATTTGACTTCTATTGTTTTGATGGATGAAGCACATAATTATCTGAATAAAAGTAATGATTTGTTAGTGTGGTTTGTTACTGAACATAGACATCTCAATATTGAACTTATTGTCTTGACTCAAAAGGAGACTTTGATACATCATTCGCTAAGAATCTATGATAGAATTATTGAGGCTCTTCCACCCTCTTCAACTTTTTCTAGCTCTTTTCTTCGCTATAATGAGTATAGTGGTTTAATATCTTCTGCGACAAAAATTCGTAGTTTTAATGAAAAAAAAGATAAAGAGATTTTTGCAATATATAAAAGTGGTGATATTCTTGAAACCAAACGCCCCTTTTTTAAATGGATATTGATAGCTTTTGTTTTAGTTGTTGTTGTTGTTGTATTTTTTTTAAGATTTTTGAATAGTTTTTATGGTAGTAATGATGATGTTAATCAAACAGACATCAAGTTAGATAAAAATATTAGTAAGGTTTCAGTAGATGGGGGTTTGGATAAAAAATTTGATTTACTCGATGATTATATTTTGATTACTATTTTATTTGATAAAAACAATGGTAAATATCAATATAATTCTTTTATTTTTGATTCATATATTTATAAAAAATTTGATTTTCATGTTGTTGATGAAGTTTGCTATGATAATATTTGTTCTTCTTCTGTTTTGGTTTCTTCTAATTTTGCCAATCTTTTTCAATCTAATAATTTAAAAGGTAGTAACGATGTTAATAAAACTATTTAGTTTTTTTGTTTTTAGTGATTTTTTGTTTGCTAATAGTGTTGATATTTTTCAATTAGAAATTTTATCAAATTGTGATGGTGCTGAAGTTTTTAATTTTTTCTTTTCTCTTGCTGTAACTCTTGGTTTTGTTCTTATGGTTCCTGTTGCTCTTATCTCTCTTTTAAAAAGTAAATAAAATGGAGTATTTAACTATTGAACAATTTAACTATTTGATGGCTCTTTTGGGGGTTGGTTTTGGTCTTATTGTTGTTTTGATTATGGTTTGGGCTATGACATGAAAAAAATTATTTTAATTATTGTTATGTTGTCGCTTTTTTCTTTTTCTCATCCTCTTTTATTGGGACTTGCAGTCGAAGAGTTAGTTTCTTTGTTGGGGTTGTCTGTTGGTGGTGCTATTGTAGCTACTGAAGTTTTGAATAATCCAAAATTTCCAAATTTTATCAATCCCTCTTTTGGTAGTGGTGGTTCTATTGTGCCACCTGTTGATAGTTCTATTGTGTCAGTTGGTTCATATGGTTTTGGTTCGGGATTGAATCTATATGGAAAAAATTTTATTTTTGATGTTGTTCCTACTGTGTCTTATTTTTTAACAACAAATGGTTGTGCTGAAAAAAGAGCTACTGATTGGCAAATTTATACTCATTCAGGAGGTAAAATTATGTGGAGATGGTCATCTCATTGGCATAAACCCTCAGGAGCTACTTCTGGTTGTTCTGTTTATTATAGTGCTGATTCGTTAAATACAATTAAAGGAAATTTTCAATATATTATTTTACCCTCTTCATATGTTGAACCTTCAGGTATAAATCCTATTGTTGGAGCAATATCTTCTTCTGCTGATATTGCAATTTCATCAGTTAAAAACTTTTTTAAGCCTTTAACTTTAATTGATTATTCAAAAGAAGTGGATGTATATTTGCGTAAAATTCCTAATTATGGAGGGTTGCAAAATCTTCAGGGGGGAAAAATAATTCCTCAACCTTTTTCAATTGATGGTGATACCTCTATAAATTACAAGGGGCAGATATATAATAGGTTGGGGGTTACAAATCCATCTACTTGTTATTATCTTGGAATTTCCAACGGTGGATATTCATCTCATTACAATCCAATTACAGGTGTTTGTTATACTCGTCCTGTTTTGCATATTAATCCTATTACTAAGGATATTACTCAAAGTGTTGTGCCTCCACAAAGAACTAACCCTTTATTGCCTCCTCCTAATTTGCCACAGATGGAGACAGACCCTTCACCCACAACAACTCAAGCGATAGTTGAAAAGGATTTATTAAATAAGCCTTGGATGTGGGATACTCCTATTTTGACGAATTCTCAAGTACCTTTAGTTCAAGATGAAATTAGAGAATGGCTTGGAACGGCTAAATCTTTTCCTATGGGGTTTGATGATTTATCGTCTAGTGGAGTTGTTGGGGCTGTTCCTGTTGTTGGTAATTCTGCTGTTGGTTCTAATAGTGGTGTGGATACAACTGCTATTGAAGCTCTTCTTGCTGATATTTTATCTGCCTTGGGTTTTCAAGGGCTATTAGGGGAGATTCAGCATAACGGCGAAAAGTTAGATGATATTAAAGATAAAAGTGGTGAGATAGCTACAAATACAGATAGAATTGCCACTGCCGTAGAAGCTTTAAATGAAAAATTTGATAGTAGTGATAATGATATTCCAACTATGCCAACTGAAGAATTTAATAATGGTTTTAGTTATATTTCTG